TTACATCATCAGTAGTATTTAAAGTTTGATCAAATGGATTAGAAGATAAACTTGATAAATCAACAGTATTACCATTTGAAATACTTAAATTTGGATTACTAAATGATAAAGTTTGACTATCAGTTTCAGATGTTAAATAACCTGCATCATTTGTCCATTGTGATATAGCACCAGTTTTATTTGTTAAATTATCTGAAGAACTTGCAGTTATAAATCCTGCTGTATTTGTATCAATAACTGTTTGAACTTTTGAATCAGTATAATATTTATTTGTTCCTTCAGCTAAATCAGAAGTTGTTTTACCAGATAAATCTAATGTTGTTGAAATAGAAGCATTAGCTGTTCCATCAAAACTAGCAGATCCAGTTATTGGGCCTGTTAATGAAATATTTCTAGCAGTAGCTAATCTTGTTGCTTGATCAGCAGAAGTTACAGCATCATTAATTTGTACATATGAACTTCCTGACCATCTATAAACATCACCTGTATCTTGAGCAATATATATTTTACCTGTTTCACCAGTTACTGGAAATGAAGCAAAGTTTGCATATTCTTCAACATCATCAACATAACTAGGTAATTGTGAAGCAGCAACTTTACCAGTACCATCTAAACCAGCATAACCATTTATTTGATTTTTATTACTTGTTTGTTCAAATTGTGTACTATCCAATCCATCTATAGTTCCTGCATCAACACTTAAATTATTAACAAATGTTGTATCAACACGTGCATCTATAGCTGCATTCATTGAACTAGTATCAACTGTACCGGATGGGCCTTGTGGTCCTGTTGCTCCTTGTGGTCCTGTTGCACCTTGTGGGCCTGCTACACCTTGAATACCTTGATCACCTTTAGCACCAGCCGGACCGGTTGGGCCTGTTAAACCTTGTGGGCCTTGAGGACCTGTTGGACCTTGTGGACCTGTATCACCTTGTGGGCCTTGAGGACCTGTTGCTCCTGTTGGACCAGTTTGATTTGAAACTTTTATTATTGGAGGAGTTCCATCTACTTTAATTGTCATAATTATTTAATTCCTTTATTGAGGTTGATATCTTATTACAAATACGAACCTTATAGATTTTTTAACTTCAGGACTACCTGCAGCCCATTGAACTTTCATAACCACAATATATGGTGATGTATCATCAGGAGCAGCAGTAAAACTACCTTGATCTGATAATAATGTTTCAGGTACTAATAATTCAAATTTACCAGCAGTACCAGTATTATGTATAAGTTCTGCTTTTGTATATGAATGTTCAGTTGCAGTTGGTTCTTTTGTTAATGAATCAATTACAATAGATCCTCTTTTTCTTGTAACAGTTGCTTCAAATAATTCAGATTTTATATCAAAAGTAGTAGCGGCATCACTAAAATCTATAGTTCCATCTTCTACTGATATTAAAAACTGATTACCTTCGGCTACTTCTCGAGCAATAATATTATCTGCTCCTCCTAAGTAATGTTGTATGTTTGATATTCTCATATTATCTCCTGTAGGTTAGTTATGAGTAAATATATATCTGTGGACATATATTTATTTTATTAAGTTTGTTTTACCCAGGCAGTACCATTCCATTTATAAATATATTCAGCAACTAAAACATCGCTGTTACTATCTGTTATTGTGTAAGTACTTCCTTTGTTAGTATAAATTGTTGCACCAGTATCATCAATACCTAAAGATAGGCCAGTAATATCACTATCATTGCTTACTCTATAAGCTAAATATATTTTAGTAGAAAAATAAATCATTTCTGATCCACTTAATACTGTATCAGGACTATCAACTGGTATATTATATATTTCAGAAACAGTTAAAGCTTCAGTATCAATAACATATTGACCGTTTGAATTGGCAATTATGTCAAAAAATCCATTTACTAATGCTGCAGATCCATTTGACATACCATCAAAAGCAAATTCTGGAGTTTTTATAGTAGCTACTTTATATCCTGGAAATATAGTTCCTAAAGTATTTTTAGTAGTTTCAAACCACGAATAATCTGTTGCAGTATTTGAAAATACATCTTTATTAGCTAAAGTTACAGATCTTAAACCATAATAATCTGGTGTTTTTGAACCCAATGTTGTGATTGAAGCATTACCAACACCTGTTGTAAAATTACCTATTGTATTTCCTGTACCACTATTATTAGATACAAGTAATTGATAAGTATTATTTACATATCCATTATTAACTGCAGTAAATCTAATTTGATTAGTAACCGGTTGATCTACTTCAATAGTCCAGTCAGTTATTAAATTATTAACATTACCTATTATATCTGCAATTGTATTTACAGCACCAGGTAAAGCTGGATTAAAACCAACAAAACCTTTATTATAATCAGCTGAAGTACTTCCTGGTTTAGTTACTTGAACATTAGTTTTTCCAGCATCATCAATATCTGTTTGTGTTGTACCCAAAATACCTTGTGTAATACTTTTTGTAATATTTGAATCAGAAAAAGTAAAATCTAATCCAATATCATCTTGAATTGTTGTAGTATAATTAACTATTTTTGAATCACCTGAATCTATTGAAGCTGTTATATATCCACTTAAAGAAGCATTTAATGCATTTTTAAATTCAAGAGCACCCGCTGTTGCATCTAAATTATTGCTAAATGATGTAGTAGTTCCACCAGTAAATGTAACCTTATTAAATAAAGGCTGTCCATCCATAGTTTTTGTATATAAATCAGGAGCAATAATATTATATGTTTCACCTAATACCCCAGTTCTTGTAATTGAAGCATTACCAAAAACAATATTACCTGCATCCGGTCCAGTAATAGATCCGTTACTTACAGTAGCAGTCCATAATTCACTAGGGTTTGAATCAAATGCAATTGACCCAGTAAATGTAATTGTTTTAGTTGCAGTATCATATGTAGCAGTATAATTATTAGGAGATTCAGTAGTATTATTTATTAAATCTGCTAAATTATTTCCAATATCATCTGATTGATCATCAGTTTCTAAATTAGCTGCAACATTCAATGTTAATGTACCTGTTCCATCAGGTTCAGTTAAAGTTATATTTGTAGCAAATGAAGTACCTGCTCCATCTGTTTCATGTTCATAATTATGAATAATATTTGTACCATCACCAGCAACATCATTAATTGAAAAAGATGTTACTTCATTTGAAGATGTACCTAAATTAACTATTATTTCATATCCTGAAAAATCAACAAGACCACTATCAGGATTTATATCATCTACATAAGCAGGTAATGAAACAGTTACACCACTTATACCTAATCCTAATATTCCTGTTCTAATTTCAGATAATGCATCAATAGCACCAACACCATTTGATAATGTAGCATTATGTAAATATCCTAAAGTACCTAAATTAACTGAATATTGTGTATTTGATCCTGCACTCCATCTTGTTTCTGAAGTAGGTTCAGTTGAATTATAAATATATAAGTCATTATCTAAAATAAATTCTTTACCAAATCCAACAATATCTGCTGAATCTGAATAAGTAAATTGAGATGAATAACCACCACTATCAGTAAATATTTGTGTATTTGTAGTTGTTACTACAGCAACATTAGTACTATCTATAATATGAATATTTTTTAAACTATTTCTTACATTAATACCAGTAATAATATCTGAGCCCGACCATGTTCCTGCGTTTGCGTAAACAGAACTGATTGCCATTTTTAATTTCCTTTATTAGTTAAATTGTCCACCACCAGTTGCAATAAAATCATTATAATCTATTGAACTTGTTGCAACAACTTGTGAAGCTGAATTAGTGTAAGTAATTACATTATTATTTGCGCTAGCGCTAAAATTAGCTAAATTATCAATTGCAGAAGCTATAGCCGTAGCCGTACCTGCAACAGTTGAAGACATAGTATCTGTTAAATCACCATAATCTGTTAAAGATAATTCCCATGCTCTGATTGGATTACTAGTATTATCATAATTACTATCTAATGTAATTGTATATGTATTTGTTGTTCCAGGTCTGGTTAAATTTATTTCTCTAACAGTTGTGCTTGTAGTAACTTTTATAGTATCATCATCTTGTATTTTAATTGATATAATACCACTAACAGTTTCAACATCTTGAAAAACTTTTTCATATCTATGATAATATCTAATTTTAGTTCCATTATACCACACAATAATTTTATCATTTGTATCTACAATGTTATTGCTAATATCTAAATTTGATATTGTATCTAATATTGCCATTATTTTATTCCTATATTAATTAAATTGTGCACCACCTGTAGCACCTGTTGTGCCAGGTATTAAATAAACATTCCATATTTCACCTTCAGTAACTGATGAATTATAAAGTAAAACATCATCTCCCATATTAGAAACATTAAAGTTTTGAACACCACCTGCATTTGTTCTTGCAAAATATGTCCAAGCATTATTAACTAATTTAAATGAAAATAATTCAGTATTAGACATTACATATGCAGTTGAAGTACCTATAGATACAGATCTTCCAAAACCGCTTGATACACCATCAGGAACTAGTGAACTTAATTCTAAAATACCATTAACTTTAACACTATTAGATGAAGAATCTGCAGTTAAAAAACCAGCTGTATCCCAATCTTTAGCATTTGCAATTACTTTTCTAGATGTAGCATTTTGTATATCATCAGCTAAATTAATATGTAATAATTCTTTTTGTGTTACATTACCTCTTGTTCCTGTAAAACTTATTTCTTGTTGTTCTGTTACAGCAGTTCCTGAATTAAAACTTGCTGGAAATGTTATAGATCCAGAACCATCAGTACCACCAGTTCTTGTAATTGTATTAATTGTAGTTCCTGCATAACCTATTTGTTGAACAGCAGGAGTATCATTAAATGTATCTCTCATATTAGATCCGGTATTACTGTCACCATATCTAATTTGAGTAAATCTATTTACAACTCCATAAGGGTTTTTTGTATCATTTGGATCTACAATAATTCCAGAAACACCTGAAGTAATACCACCAGCACCTGGTCTAAATACACCAAAATCATAAGCATTAGAAAAGGCTCCTCTAGCAAATTGATTTATTGGTCTTACCCAAAATACTAATGTATCTGTAAAATCTAAATCAAACACTTTATGTGTAATTGTAGCACCTTCAGTAAATGGACCTGTTGATGTTCTAAATGAAATATTAAATTCTCTATCAGCAATAGGATCACTAACACTATCTCCAACATATATTTCAAATGTTTCAGTTAAACCGGTTGGAACAGTCCATTGTAATTCTACAAATGGTGTAGAAGAATCTGTATCACTGTTAACTGATGTTAAATCAGTAATTGTTCCAAAATTTCTAGGATTAGCTAAGTTTGTATTTGGAACTGTTTGAAATTCTGTTAATGCTTGTTCTGCATATGCTGTAGCGTTATATTCTTGTGCAGTAATATAATATCCTGATACACCATCAGTATTCATTTCAGTTTCAGTAATAGAATTAATTTTAAATAGTTTATTAGTAAAACCATAAGTACTATTTGTAACTGATATTATATCTGTAACTTGTAATGCTAAAGCTCTTGTATCTGTTTTAAATGATACAATTAAATTATCTCTTGATTTTTTAATAATAACATTAGCAATTCTTTCAGCCATAATATTATTATTTACATATTTTAATCTTGTATCTTGAACTAATTCAGGTTCATTATATGCTTTTTGATTACTGTCTAAACTTAAAAATACTTGATCGTCTTGAAATTTTTGATCAATAGAATTAAATGAAACATTCATTTTATTTAATGTACTATTAAAACCATCATTAACTATTGTAACATCACCATACATATTATCAGGATTAAATGACATTTGAGATGTTCCTGTAGTATCAGAAATAACTTGAAATTTACCTAAATGATAACCAAATATTGCTTGAGAACAAACTACTAAATCAGAAATATTTAAATCTCTTGTATCATTAGTATTTAATCCACCATTTGTTGTGTATCTTTTAGCGCTTACTGTAGCTCCATTTTTATCTGTATGTGAAATTAAAGTATCACAAAATGTTTTATGAGCAGCAAATGAATCTAAATCAATATCGCTATCTGATATTACATCACCACAGCCATAAAAAGTATTTGTTAAATAATCTAATAAACATTCAGCTGGATTATTTGAATATGATAAACCACTAGATAATGTTGATCCAGTAAAAGTTCTAACTAATTTACCTTGAACTTCTGCACCTAATTTATTTGTTAAACCTGTTACAGATTCATCTCTATTATAATTTAATTCTACATATAAATATGCAACATTTGGCATTGTTCTATTTGCAGCATTAGTATTCCATTTAGTAGAAAATGTTTCCATAGGAGAACATCTTCCACCAGCTTTAAATTTTTTAACTATTAAATTTCCATTTAAAAAATCATCTGTGTTACCATCTGGATCTGTTGCATTTGTTACATTACCATCACTGTCTAATGTTAATCTAAAATTATCCCAATATATATCATCAATACTTTCAATAGGCCCCTCACATAATGAAATAATAAATGCCATTGTTTGATTATCAGATGTTATATCTGCAAATGTAATTGAACCAAATACTTTTCCTTGCCCATAAATAACAGGAAGTTTATTATTAGGATCTGATGCAATTCTTTGTCTAATTCCAGGATCAGGGGCTGTTTCACCAACACCTGCATTTGGTATATCTGGTGCAAATAATTTATTTGTAATAAATGAAACTGCTACTGACAATGCAAATCTAGCTATCATTCCTTTAACACCTGCTGATGTAAGTAATGTTATAACTGGTGCGGCTGCTGCCATAATTAAATTTCCTTTTTATACATTGATTGAAATTCTTTATAGTTCAATTTATTAAAATTAATATTTGTTTTAGGTATAGAATAAAAAATTATATCTTTAACTTCTTTATGATTTTTTATTTCTTTTTCCAATTTTTTATTCATTCTATAAAATATAGATGAACCTCTCTTATTAGGATGAACCCAAGTTAATAAAATATGTAATTGTGTTATGTATGGGTTTAATAAATTAGGTATTTTCATTCCTAATAACACACCATCTATAACTCCATTTTCATCTTCTGATATTATTGCAGTTTTATCTTTAGCTATTGCTTCCATTAAACCTTTATAATATTCTGTATTATCTTCTTTAAATTGACCAAAGTCAAATTCTTTTCTATGTTGTTCAAGTAATTTTACACCTTGATCAACATCTTTATATTCTCCGATTCTTATCATTATATTTATTCTCTATTAGTCTTCTGCTCCAAATCTTGGATTAAAAAGAACCATTGAAGCCACAAATTCCATTGAAGCATCATTATTTGTATATTGTTTAAATGAACTATCAGATGTAAATCTACCTGATTTAGTATCTAATAAGGCCCCTACTATATTTTTACATTCAACACTTATATTAACATCGCCCTTTTCAGTATTTTCTTCATCAACTGAATGTGAATTAATTATACCTTGCCATTTTTGATAAACTTGTCCTTCAATAGCACCTGTTTCATCATTCCAAAAAGCCTGATATATTGTAACTATACCACCAATAGCATTTACATTTTCTAAGGCAGCTATAATTGTATTTGGTAAACCATTTAATTGTATAGTTACTGAATTAGTTTTTACATCTTGTGTTTCTTCAACAGCAGATAAACCAATTATGTTTGAACCAGGTAAATATGTATCACCACTATATGTAATATTTGTATATCCAGTATTTAAAAATAAACTATCATTATTATCTGAAGTAACTTGAAATTTAATTAATTGAATTGGATAAGTTTTTCTATTTGCAACTTCAGCTAATGTTGTTGAATCTATTGTTTTTACCATTATAATATCTCCTGAAAATTAAAACTATCATAAGCATAATAATTATATCCTGGACCAGGAACAACTGTTACATTTGGTCTACCATTTAATAACATTTTAAATTGTACACCATTACCATAAGTAAAAGTATCACTGCTTGTAATAGGATTAATTGCACCAGTCATTAATTTAAAAGTTAATAAATTACCACCTGTTGCAGTTGCATCAGCTTTAATTTGATAAACTTTTGAACTTGAACTAAATTGTATAAAATCACCAGCTTTAACATTACTTGATAAATCTACATTAGATAATTGAACATCTTCACCACTTGTATTTGCATCAACAACTGTAATTGTTAACCCAGATTGTGCAATTATAGATCCATTAGCAAAAGTTAAATTAATTGTTGATGGTAAATCAGTTGTTTTAAAATCTATTCCATCTGTTATACCTAATAATTCTGCTTCAACTTCATCATATTTTGTTTTAGTTAATAATGGTAAATTTACTTCCATAGAATAAAATGTTGGGCTGCCTCTTTCTATTCTTGCATAACCAGAATTTGATATTGATCTTCTGACTCTGGAAGCCCTATTTAAAGAGACACTATTTGTATATTCAAATATTTTTGACATTATCTTTTCCTATTCCTTAAACCAGCAGTATTTCTAGTAAAATTTCTATTAGCTCCACCTACTTCAGCAGGGCTACTTGTTATAACAGCTTTAATTTGATCAATTGCTCTTTGATCTACATTTCCAGATATATTAAATGTATTATTAGTTACATTTCCCATATTTCCTTGAGCTTGATTTCTTGGTATTACAACTTCACCTGGTGTTAATAATGCAGGTATTCTATCTGTATATGGTGCACCACCTGGTACAACACCACCTTTATTAAGGCCTAAGAAAGAAAAGAAACTACCACCAGAACTACCACCAACAGCGGCAGTTGCAGTTGCTAATGCTAATTGTTGAGCCTTTTCTGATGTAATTTGTTTTTCTATTATAAGTTTTTTATTTCCAAAACTTTCAAATAATCTTTCTATTCCAGCCTCAATAGTTTTCTTTATAATAGTTTCAGCTATAGTATTTAATATGTTTTTAAATATATTTTTAGTAGTTTCTAATAATGAATTACCTTGTCTTAATCCTTCTAAAAATGTTGTGCTAATTGTATCTGAAATTAATTTAGCTTCAATACCAGATTCTTCTAAAAGATCTCGGTATGTTCTTGCATTTGCATTAACTATAGCTTGATCCCTAATATAGGATCTATTCATATTAAAAATTCGCTCATTTAAAGCGGCTATATCTTGTTGTTTTTTTAAAAAATCAGGATCACTTGCAGCACCAAAATTAGGTCTTGATCTAGGATCCCTTTCAGCTCTTGGTGTAGTTCTTGTTCCTGAAGATAATTCTTTTTGTTTTCTATTTAATTTTGTATAAGCATTAACAACTTCATTAGCTTCTATTCTTATTTTTTCTAATTCTGCAGCTATTTCCTTAGCAGCTTCTGCCGCCTCTTTTGATTGTTTTGGAAATATTTTTAATTTAGAAACAAAATTAAGAACGGCTAATTGAGCCTCTTTCATTTTAGTAATAAAATAATCTTTAATTGTATCTACAACTTTCATTATAGCATCATTAAATGCAATAAATGCTACAACTGCTACTTGTATAGCTGTTATAATAATACCAACTATATTAGCTCTTAAAGCTATATTTAAAGCAGCTAAACTAACTGTTGAAGCTTTTATATTTGCTGCTAATAAAACAAATTGTGAAGCAACTCCTGCAACAAATGTAGATATTTTTAATCCAATAAATACTTTAAATGCAAGAACTAAAGCATCAATATTTGTGGCTACAAACCTAATTGCATTTTCAATACTTTTAAAAGCTCCTGCTAAATTTTCACCAACAGTTCTAGCTAATGATTTTAATTCAGCATCATTTCTTTTAAAATTACCTACTAAATCAACTAATTGTTGTTTAACACCTTCAAATAAAGGTTGAGCAGCGGCTTGTCTAAATCTAAAATAAGCATCTTCTACAAATGAAACCTGTGCTTCTAAAGTTTGTTCAAAGTCTTTCGTTGCACTAGAAAATTGACCACCACTACCAAATACTTCAAAGAATCTTTTTCTAGTTTCTTCAATTGATACTTTAGCACCAGCTTCAAAGCCTAACATTGCTCTAACACCTCTTTCCCTAAAGACGTCAGCAGCGGCTATACCACCAGCAAATGCTCTTTGAATTTGTTCAGCAGTTTGTCTAAAATCAAGACCTGTAGCTGCAGCAACATTACCTGTTATTTCTAATACCTTAGCTAATTCATCAGCATCTTTAGCAATAACAGCTAGGTTACCAGATCCAGCTGCAATAGCTTCTAGTGAAAATGGAACTTTACTAGCAAATTGATTTAATACATCAAATGCTTTTGCACCCTCTGAAGCTGAATTAAATAATAATTTAAATCTTACTTGTAATGACTCAGTAAGTTGACCTGCTTGAAATGTATCTCTTATAAATTTACCAATACCAAAAGTAACAGCAGCCAATGATGCAGCAACACCAACTTTTAAAGTTGTTCCAAGTGCTGCAAAAGTTGCTCTTGATTTAGCAGCTGCAGTTTCTAATTGTTTTAATCTTCTTGAAGCTATAGTAGCATTAGTGCCTAGTTTAGTTAAACCAGATTGTAATGAATTTACTTGGCTCTGTCCCTTTACATTAGTAATTATATCTAATTTTACAGCCATTTTTCCTTATCCGTTAGTTATTTCCACATTAACTTCATCAAAGTATTTTCTAAAAGCAGCCTCTATAAATTTAGTAGGTGCTTGTTGTGAATGCCCATTGTTAAGGAATTCTATATATGTTGTACCATTTGTAACAATAATTTTATTTGATTTATCTTTTGGAACCAAAATATTTATATTAGATGTTAAAGCAGGCTCGTTTTGATTATAATATGTTTCAGTGTATCCAATATACCAGCTATTTCTGGCTTGACCAGTATCAACTGGAGTTGTTAATTTTACATCAGCAAAAGCTTTTAATGCTCTTGATCTAAATTCCTGTTCAATTGCTTTATTAACATCTTTTGCAAGATCTTTAGCAGCAGTTTTTAAACCAATAGTAGTTATTGCCATTATATTAATTTACCCTTATTTATACCTTTTTTAATAATGTATCTTTGTGTACCATTGGCACCAATATTTACTTCTTTTTTAAGGTTTTTAAATAATTCTTTTTCTTTTGAATTTCTTTTAGCAACATTACTATACTGAATTAATGTTTTAGTATCTCTCATAATTGCCTTTCAAGTGGGCAGTTTACACCGCCCTACTATTATTCAGATTTTTTAGCTAAGCTTTTTAATTTATTAAAACCAGCTTCTAATTTTAAATCTTTTTGTGTATTACTATTCTTCATCATTCTTAACGAAGGAAATAATTCATTTACCCTTAATGGTTTAGTACCTTGGTATGTAGTTTGAGCTAATATAGCAGTTCTATGATCTTCTCGCCAACCATAAGGTCTTTCATTAAAATATTTTATCCAACCCATATATTCTTTACTGGACATATTATAAATAGTATCTAATGTAACACCTAATTGATGGGCTATTTCATATTCTGCTAACTCTTCTTCCCCAATTCACCACCTTTGTCATCTTTAGCAGCTAATCCGTTATATTCTAAAATATCTTGAGATAATTTAGTTAATGCTTGAATAGGAAAGTCTTCAAATTCAGACTCTTTCATATCTTCAGCACCTACAACAGTTTGTTTAAATATAGCACTTAAAGTTTTTAAACCACTAACATCATCAGCTTTATTTTCATCTAATGATTTTTGTAAATCTTTTATGCCTTTAACTGTCAGCTGTTTGATTTCCACTTCCTGATCCAGAAATGGTATTTTCTTCGTTATTTGTATTATCTTTATGTGTTTCATTCTTTATTTCCTCTAAAGGTTTTATATATAAATGTTTATTATTCGATTCAAAGTCTTCCATCATTTTTCTAATTTTATGTAAAACATCTAATGTTTCAAAGACTTGTTGTTTATCCTCTACATCTTTTAATCTGTCATAAGTTTTTCTTATGGATGTATCTACAGATTTTTTTATATGCAAAGATGTTATTCTTAATACATAATATTTATTAAATGGTTTATCCATGATTTTTATCCTATACAATTTAATTAAGCTGGGCAATTAAGCCCAGCCTAAAAATTTTATTATGCGTCAGCAAATGGACCAGTATAGTCAGTTGAAGTACTTAAAGTCAAAGTTGCCTGATTTGAATCAGTCAAATTTGGAGATACTTCAAAAGAAGCTACTTGCCCTTTTACGTAAAATGCAGCATTATCACCAGTAGATGCGTTTTTAACATCTAGTTGAAATACATATGTGTTTCCGTCTTGAACTAAACCTTGAATAGTATCATGCACAGATGGTACATAGTTCAAAGTAAATTCCAATGTTGGAGCATCAGATTGTCCTTGGATCTGTGAACTTACAGATTGTCCATAATTTGGTACGTTAACAATGTTAGCGGGTTTACCAAATGAAGGAAATTCTCTGATATTAGTAACTTCAGTCGCACTATCAAAATCACCACCAACACCTATGAAGGTTTGGTGTTCAGAATCTGAAGTTGGTAAAGTGTAGCTACTATCTACTTTGTATTTTAGTTTAGTGAAAATACCAGCACCTATATTTGAAATTAGAGCCATTTTTTGTTATTCCTTTATATTATTTTTTGGTTAAATTGATCTGAAATTGACCGTATAATTCACGTTAAATAAACCTGAATCTTTAGTGTCAATTCCAATATTTGTTATAAAGCTATTAGTTGTTTGTAGATATCCAGAGATTACTTCTTGATCTAATAATGTTTTTAACATATCAGCAATTTCATATGCACGTTTCATACCTGCTCCAGCTGGAACGAATATTTGACATACAATTTGACCGTTTGCTATTACATCTTTATAAGCTAATTCTGAAGAAAATGGTAATACAGAAACCCGTATCCATTCATCAGCATTAATTTCCCCTTGATAATTCGCAGGAAAAGCTTTTACATTATTTGATGTCCAAGCGCTAGAGGCAAACAAACTTTCAACAGCTGTCAATAATTGTGATATTGTAGCCATTATGTTTCCCTTCCAACAGTTAAATTAATAATATAATTGTTATCTTCAAACTTATTTATTTTCCAAGTCTTACCTCTCATTACAATATTATCGTAATTATCAATAAGCTTAGAATCTAAATTAGCTGAGTCAATCATTAAATTACATTCTAACCTAGGTTTATCATCATTAATTCTAAATTGATTTTCAATTACAGCTTTAACAGTAATTGATGTATCAGTAGAACTAGTAACAGATTGTGTAGCAAAGTCATAAGCAGTTACATTTTTATTTGTAAATGTTATATCTTCACCAATATCACCTATAGTATCAAATGCCATTTTTACATTATCTTGAATTAGTTTATGGTAACCCATTAGGCACCTCCACTAACTTTAACTCCCCTATTTGAGCTCATACTTGCTGGATCTTCATATTTAGCAATTAATTTTTGAATTGAATCAGGTAATTGTTTAAAATTACTTAATCCAGATCCTAAATCAAAAGTTAAAGAAATAGAACCAACAGATAAATCTTTCAATCTAGGTGAACCAGATGATTGATCTTCTATTGTGCTCATATTTTTGATCAAGTGTAAAGCAAGCTCATAGGTCGCTTTTTTGATATCTTCAGGAATAGTTCCCATAAACTCAGTTGTATCATCTCTATCATCTTCTAAAGTTTCATACCCACCAGATTTATTATTCCAGTAAGTAATATCTCTAGGCCATGATAAAGGATATGAGGTAGTAGGTAAAGCCGTACCACCCCAATCCAAGTCATTGAGAATTCCTGTGGCTGTTACTAAAGCTCGTTCAACAGTTTCATCTGTAGCACTATCCCAAGCAGCTTGGTTTAATCTATCATAAAAGTATTGTTCAGCTTCTATAATAGTTACAAATGAATTGATTCCTTTTTGTAAAGCCATTATTTTTCTCCGTATCTAATAGTTATAATATTAACCGTGATAAATTGGGAATAAACCAATTTGGTTAACGTTAGTAGCATGTACTGTCCAGTTTGTACCTAGAGCAAGATCAGTATTTGCAGGATATGCAGTTGCACTTCCAGCCCATGAGAAACCTTTAGGGTGCATTATATTACCCCATCTAGATAAAACAGTCACAAGACCGCCACCATTACCAGCTAGTTCGTCTCTTTCAATCGCAGTTGGATTTGTTTGTGCAATATCACTGTAATGTACAGATCCGGCTTTACACATGTAAGAAACTTTTAACCCTGTTGGTAAGTTTGCAGTTAATGATTGGTTGTTAATAATAAGTCTAATTTTTCCACCAAGAATAGTAGAGAAATTGAAGTTACCGTCTACAACTGGAGCAACATCAAGAACGTTTTCTTTTCTCATAATGTTGTAAGTTGCAGTGTCTACTACTAAGTAATAGAAAGGTTCTTCAAATTCACCTTTTACTTCTGTGATAGCATCTAATAGAGTATCAAAGAAAGTGCTTCTTGATTGGCTAGCACCAGTTGAATTAGCAAATAGTGGATTTGGATCATCACTAGCATCTGAACCAGTGTAAAAACCAAAAGTACCAACTTTTGCAGCAGCATCAGAAGTACCAATTGTAGTTGCGCCCCAAATTTTGTCAGCAACACCATTTAGGATAGATCTTAATTGTAGATCTTCTCTTCTTGCTCTAACTGAAGCAAATTGAGAACCTAAGTATGATAAACCGTCAACTTTTGAAACTAATTTTTGAATTGACATTTCTTGTGCAGCGATATGATCAATATTTTTGATATATACTGCTGATTTGTTTGATACTGACATTTCATTAATATCTTTATCAGAAGCAGTTTCATTTTGCTTATGAAAAGTTGATGGGTCAGAAAAATCTAACCATCTTAATGTACCAGTGTAATTTTCTCCTGAATCGTTAATTCTAGCGTCAGAACCAACTAATGCAGTCGATGTTAATAACGCAGCATCAGCTCTTTCCGCTTGTTCGTAAGCAGAAATTGCTCTAGCAATGTTATTAAAGTTTGAACTTATTACAGCCATTTTTGTTTTCCTTTTATTATTTAATGCACATATGTGCGGTTATTATTATAAAAGATAGTCTATTCAGACCAATCTCCGTCAACTTTTACTTGCCCTTTTGCAATAGCATTAAGCATTTCATCAGTTGACATATCTTTTATAGATCCGACAGGATTGGTTCCTGTACTTGGCTTAGCTGGAGATATTCCAGAGCCCATATTAGCTTTAACAGAAAATAAAAATGCATTATTATCATCTTTAGCATAATTTGACACAGTCTCACTTATACTAGATCCTGTTTCATGCACCCAATTTCCTGTAGCGTCTTTCTTTAAACTATTTACAATATCTGAATAGGCCATTTCAGCGGCTTTTTCAGATTTAAAGTTTAAAGCATTAAGCTGAGTACGCACGGCATTATCTCTACTTAATTCTGTGTTCTTTTGTTCGTATTGTTCAAGTCTTTTATTAACTTCATTTAGTTTCATTTGCATAGCTTCAGCATGCTTACCTTGTTGTTCAAGGCTTTGAATTTCAGTTTGTCTTTTCTCTTCTTTAATTTTATTTACTTCAGACAAAGCTTCATCTCTTTGCTTATATGCATTATCTAAATTAACTTTAATATTAGATATAGCTTTAGAAACTTCTGCATCAACCATTTGTTTTATATCTGGTTGTTTAGTTTCTTCAGTTTTAGTTTCTTCAACTTGTGTATTTTCAATGTTTTCTGACATTATTTTTCCTTTGGACACGGCCTTAGTTATATTTTAATTTAAAACAAAAGATTAATTTGATAATTCTTCTAATTGTTTTAACGAAATTAATTTACCATCTTTATTAGAAAATTGAGAAAATTTAACTTTTCCAGAATTAAACAAGGTAACTCTTTTTTGATTCCCTAATACAGCCAGCTTAACTTCATTTGGTTGGTCTTTTAACCAATCAGCATATGTAGTTTTGGCTGGTACTTGACCATTGATAGAGGCACGACGACTATCAGATAATCCAGCAATTTTTCGTTTTTGTAATCTATTATTATCTGTATTTAATAATTGATTAGCACTTTTTATAACAGGTATAGTTGTTGATCTACAATTAAAATGTTGTGGTGGTTGTGGTGCATTTTTATTAGTTAATGCATATACTTTACCATCTAATCTTGCACAAATTAAACTAGTTCTACTATCTAAGGTAGCCACATATTGGTAACCTTGAACAACATCATCATTTAATTTATATGTTGTATTTGACACATAATTAGATGTTTCAGTTATTGCAGTTCTAGTTAAAGTTTGTAATTGTACAGTAGAAGCTAATAATCCACTTCTACCTAAATCCCGGGCAATATTTACCATTGCCTTGTTTTCAGTCATTCCTTGTTTGACTATACCTTTTATTCTTCTTTGTTGTAAAATACTTATAGATGCTATTTGTTGACCAAAAGTACCATTTGATTTGATAATTAAATCATTAACTTTTATAGTATCTTTTACACCTTTAGCTTTATAAATATTTGTTAAAGCTCTAGCAAATATACTTTTATAAAATCTAGCACTAACACCAGCTAGTTTATTTAATTCGCTAATAGCTTCTTTATATATTTTTTTATAAGTTAAACGAATTTCAGTATTTAATTTTCTAGTTAAAGCATTTACATTTGCTGTACCAGAAAATGCTACAATTCGTTGTAATCTTATTTTGTGTGATGCCAAAATTTTATTAATTTCAGTATCCAATCTCTTTTCGTAAAGAGTCAACAATGCACGGTGTTTCAGCATTCTTGAATATACATCATCATTTATAGACATTTAATATCCTTTAATCTATAGATTTAATTTTAGCAAGTTCTTCATCAACTATTTTACCATGATGATCAATTAAAATTTGACAATTATTAACGTCAATTTCTAATCTTGCTTTATTAGTTTTTTGTGTTGATAAGGCAATTAAACTATTTCTCATATTTTCGTTTAAATCCTTTTCATAATATTTTTTATCATTAATAGTTATTGTTCTATTTTCTTCTTGTTTATTTTTAATTATCATATTATCTTCTTCTTTTTCTTCTTATTGTCATTTTTCTTTTTCTTTGTGCTCTTACTTGGCAACAACATCTAGACATTTTATTATTTCCTCTTTTTCATTTTAATACAGCTGTTTCCTTTACCTCTTCGGTAACCTTTCCAGCATGCTTTTCCAGCACTACCTTTTTTCTTTTTGTAAGCCATTATTTACCTCGTTTTTTAGCAGCAATAATTTTATCTCTTAAAGCTTTTGGAAGCTTCATTTGTTTAGCTGTTAAACCGTTAGATCCTTTTTTCTTACTTTTACCACTTTTTCTTTTATAAGCCATATTTATCTCCTTATTACCAAGCTTTGCAAGACCAATATCTTGCTTTTGTTTTTGGACCAGGACTAGCACAGTTATGTCTTGCTCTAAAACTAGCTCTAGCTCCAGGGTTATTTTTTCTTATTCTCATAGTTTTTTGACCAGCTTTTTTAGCTGATGTACCACCATGACCAAAATTAACTTTTACAACATTACCTTTTGCATTTTTAACATAAACTTTAAATTTTTTTATATCTCCACGCATAGGTTTATTTAAAGTTACTTTACGACCTTGATATTCAGCCATAATTAAACTCCTTTGTTATTTGATTCAGTACACGTAAATTTAGTCAACATTTGATATTCATTAATTTGTTCAGGTGTATATTTAGCTAAAAATAATTGAGATTCAGAATAACCGTTTTGTAAACAATCATTCCAATCTTTATATTCTATAGGTTTAATTACACCTGGTCCGCATTGTTGTGCAATTGCAGAACAAACATACATAGTTAGTATAAATTTCATATTATCCCCACAAATTTCCAGTCATAGAGCCTTTGTTATATTCAGTAGCTCTATTTTCGAAGAAATTTGCATGTTCAACGCCATTTAGAACCCAATCAAGCCAACTTAAAGGATTGTCTTTAACTTTATAATTTGGTTTTAAAGATAATTGTAATAATCTTCTATCAGCAATATATCTTATATATTTTTTTACTTCATCAGATGTTAATCCACGAATTCCACCTAATTCAAAAGCTAAGTCAATAAACTTATCTTCTAGGTTTACCATATCACGACATTGTTGATATAAATCAGCTTTAAATTGTTCAGTCCATACTTGTGGATTTTCTTTTATTAATTCATGAAATAATTTAATCATGCTTTCAACATGATGAGTTTCATCTCTAATTGACCAAGTTACAATTTGACACATACCCTTCATTCTTCCAAATCTTTGAAAGTTTAAAAGCATTACAAATGATGCAAATAATTGTAAACCTTCTCCAAATGCAGAAAAACAAGCAATATCTTTTATTAAACCTTCAACACCTTTGCCTTTTGGTTTAAATAAATATTCATGTTTATCAGCCATTTCTTTATATTCTTGAAATGCTTTAAAATTAGATAATGATGTTTCACCAATAGTATCATTTAATAATGAATAACTATGAGCATGATTAGCTTCAGATGCCACAAAGGATCCTAGCATCATTCTAACTTCAGGTGATTTAAATTGTGGTATATATTTATCTAAATAAGCTTGAGCGATATCAACATCGCCTTGTGTAAAAAATTTCAATATTTGAGATATTAAATTTTTTTCTTCAGCTGTTAATCTTTCGTTCCAATCTCTTACATCTTCATGTAATGGAACCTCACTAGGAAGCCAATGCATCTTCTGCATTGTATCATATGCTTCAAACGCCCATTCATAATCGAAAGGCTTATAATAATTTCTAGTTTTAAATAAGCTCATTTATTTCCTTTTTCTTTTTCTGGTAACAACAAGTTTACCGTTTTCTTCTTTTACTTCCATTCCAGCATTTTCAGTTTGTTTTTTTAACTGACGATACTTTTGAGTAATAGTTAATTTTTTTTTAATCATATTTATTCCTATATACAATCACATATTGTGTTGGCTAGGGCTAGTATAAATACATAACCTATATATCCACCTAGCAAACCGCCTAAGATGATATTACTCCAACTCCAACTTTTAATTATTTTTTTCATTATCCCTCACAAGCTAAACATTCATCAGCTTCAGGTATTATTGTTCTTTCAACTTTTAAACTTACTAATTCAGCACGTTTAATTGCTTCAGATCTACAATAGTATAATGTTTTAAGTTTCTTTTTCCATGCTAACATATGCATATCATGTAATTCTTTTATGTTTACATCAGCAGGAACAAATACATTTAATGATTGACCTTGACAAATATGTTCTTGTCTATCGGCCGCATGTTCAATGATCCATTGTTGATTAAGTTCAATTGATGTTTTAAATACATCTTTTTCATAATCTGATAAATCTTTTAAATGTAAAACTGAACCACGATTAGCTAAAATAGAAGTCCAAGTTTTTTCATTATTTATACCTTTTGTTTCCAATAATTGTTCTAAAAATTTATTTTTAACAAGAAAAGAACCTGACATAGTTTTTTGAACATATGCATTAGCTCTAAATGGTTCAATACTTGGAGAAGTTGTTCCACAAATAATTGAACTTGAAGCATTAGGAGCAATGGCAAGTAAATGAGCATTTCTCATTCCAGTACCTTCCATATCCGGAGCTTCACCTCTTTTTATAGCTAATCTTTTTGATTCTTTTACTGCTTCATCTTTAATGTGTTTAAACATTAATTTATTTTTAGCTTTTGCCATAACAGATTCAAATGCAATATTATTTTTTTGTAAATAAGCATGAAAACCCATAGCACCAAGACCAATAGATCTTTCTTGTGTTGCACTATATTTAGCTCTAAATACGCTATCAGGTGCATTATCTATAAAACTTTGTAATACATTATCTAAAAATCTAACAAGATCAGAAATAAATAATTTATCATCTTTCCATTCATCATATTTTTCTAAATTAACACTTGATAAACAACAAACAGCAGTTCTATCTTCATCAGTTGGTAATGTAATTTCAGTACATAAATTTGAATGTTTAACTGATAATCCTAATTTCTTTTGTTGTTCAGGCAATGCATCATTAATATGATCAATGTAGCAAATATATGGCTCACCAGTGGCTACTCTGTTTTCAAGTATTTTTTGCCACAAGTCTCTAGCTGAGACCCTTTTAACTATTTCTTTTGTATGTGGATCAATCAAATTCCAAGTATCATCATAAGTTGGTTCTTGAATACATTTTTCGATTAATTCCATAAAATCATTAGTAATATTTATTCCATGATGTAGGTTTAAACATTTTCTGTGTATATCGCCACCTGACGGTTTTCTTATATCTAAAAATTCTAATATTTCCGGATGTGATATATCCATATATGCGGCATAACTACCTCTTCTAGTTTTACCTTGACTAAATGCCATAATTTCTGAATCTACAACTTTTAAAAAAGGTACAGATCCTGATGATTGAGATCCACCAGATGTTTTAGTTCCATCAGATCTAATATGACCCCAATATCCTCCAATACCACCACCAATAGATGTTAACCAAGCATTTTCAGTATAATGACCAGTTAATCCTTCTCTACTATCGCCGACGTAATTTAAAAAACATGATATTGGCATACCTCGCTCTGTACCACCATTACTTAATATAGGAGTTGAATACATAAACCATAGTTTAGATGCATAATTATAAATTCTTTGGGCCATTTCATCATTATCAGAATAAGCTTTTGCCGCTCTTAAAAATGCCTCTTGTGGACTATTTTCCTCAGGTAATAAATACCTGTCTTTTAATGTTGTTTTTCCAAAATCTGTGAGTAAATTATCTCTATCTTCTACTATCATATATTCATTATCCTTTTTATAAAACTGAGTATGCTTCAACAGCAAGTACAGTTATTGACATTAAGTATATTGCAAGACTTGTGTACAATATATATTTCATTTTATTCTTCTACTATTTTTTTAATCGACTTAGAACCGTCTATGTTGTTTTCAAGTTCCACTTTTACTTTTCCACATTTATAATTAACAGTATCAGATTTATTTCTTTCGGCTAATCTTTTACCTTTAAGACAATCTGACATTGCCGGTTGTATTCTGTGTTCTTTTAGTTCACCTGCAACAAACATACACAAAGCTACAACAGTTTCAATCATATCAATAGTTCCCGTTTTCCCTTACCTTATCTTTTAATTTTTCAATATCATCTAAGGCTTTTGTAAGTTGTTGTTTTAAAAATTCTATATTGACCTTATTGGTCATATTCATTTCCTGATTTTGTTCAATTTTTTCTACAGTTTTATAAAGTTCTTCCAATAATAGATATTGCTCTTGATCTGTAGTTGTCTGTTCAGACTTTTTTAATAAATCAGCATTAAATAATTCTCTACTAGTTTCCAGACTTGTTATTCTGGCTGTTATATCTGTATATGCAAAAATACCTAATGCTACTGCTATAATTATTGCCAACATATTTCGAATTGGCATAGCAATGTTTGTATTTTCGTTTATTTTCATTTACGTCTTTTTCTTTTACAAGTTGGACATTTATTTTCTTTTATTTGGTTTAATTTGTTAGTCCACAGTACTCTAAAAAATGGTTGAACAACCCCAACGGCTATTGCACCAACTATTATAGCAACCATAGATTGTGTAGTTATGCCTGCTGTTATTCCAAATAAACTAGCAGTCACTACAGTATCATTATTAATCATTTTTGCATAATTTCCTTTCATAATCCGTAAAAATGCCCTCCTTGCCATAAAGCAAGAAGGAGCATTGAAATTAAGATTAATGAATTAAATTGCCACCATTTCATAGCAGCCTCCTCCATTAATTCTCGGTATTACTACCTTGAATAACGTTTATTTCTTGTTCATATTGTTCTCTTGGAGAAATAATACGATTGTCTTGAGATATTTCATCACTTCCTGAAGTATCATCATAATCTGTAGGAATTGCATCATTATTTTTAGCAACTTCTAAGAATGTTGATCTTGGAATTAATCCATTTTGATACCATTCAGTAATTAATCTCATCCAATCACTTCCTCTTGGAGAAGCATTGAAGTCAGATGATAAATTAAACCTAATGTCTTGTTCAGTTATATTTATATCATATCTCCAATTAACCATGTGTTTGATAATTTTTTTCATGCTTTCTGATACCTTAGCATTTAAACTTGCTAAAGCAGCATTTTGTGCAGCATTTCTTAAGCTTAAGGCAACACCGGATTGATCCGAATTGTTTGGCTCTAAACTTAACATTTTAACACCAATTCTAGTTAATTCATCATAACCACCTTTAATAGCTTCTTCCATATCTTTTAAAGCATTAGTAGGCGTTTGTAATGTTTCAACAGTATCATCTTTGTTAACAAATAACCAAGTACCAAGACCTTGTTTAACAAGATCAGATTTTTCAGCTTCTGTTAATGAATCAGATTTAACAACTGGTGTATAAGTTGCACTTAAATATAATAAATGGTTTCTTCTTGAAATTTTATTATATAAAGCAATTTCTCTGTTAACAATGGCAGTCATTAAAGGGTCCACACATTCAATTGAACCGTTTAAAGGATAAAATGGAATATAATCCATTCTTTTGCCATTTTGAAATAAATTTGTATTAGTTCCTTGTAAAACCCAATCATCTGTTAATTGATCAAAATTATAATCAACTCCACCATCAATAAATGTCGGTGTATCAGATGTATTTCTAATATATGTGTCAATTACATATAAACCCGCTTCATCTAATCTGTGAACTTGTACAGTATCAACATATTTTGGATGAAATGGACTATTTGGATCATATTCAAGTACAAAATATCTAGTAATTAATTGATCTAATTTTACTTGACCTTTTGCATCAGTAGCTTCAGACCAGTTAACAATATTTTCAGCGTGATGTAATATTGGATAAGGTTTAACTTCTTTTCTTTCAGCTGGTGTTAAATTTTCTAAATCAACAACAGGAAAATCAATTTGTATAAAAGCTCTTGATGTTTGTAATTCTTCCCATAAAGCAGTGCTTAAAAATGATATAAGGTTACTTTTGTCAGATCCTATATCATCTAATATCCATTGCTTAGCTCCTTCTGGAGCCCCGTTAATTTCTAGCATTGGTTGTTTTCTTAATAAACCACCTATTATCATTTTACAAAATTCACTAGATACACCCGGTACCTCAGCTTCAGCTTTGTAAAAATCATATTGCTCTTGTGTCATTGTAGGGTTAAACGGAAGTAATAAATTGTCACTTGAAGGCACAGAATCATAATCCTTAGTATAAGATGGACCTTGGATCATTGCTCTGTTTCGTTTCCATTCGTTTATTTGACTCAGGTATTCATCATTTGGATATCCTGGGCCTTTGGCAGTTTCTGTAGATTTAACTATAGAACTGTTTTTATATCTAATTGCCATATTGTGTTTCCTAAACTTTAGAATGAACCAAAACATTTGGCTCGGATTAATTAAAATAATTTTTGATTTGGCCGATCCAAGATCAAAAGAAATTGGTGTTCGTCAAAGTGCGATTGGCCACCCTAGCCCGACGCCAAAGAGGGATCTAGTCCCCCTCACGCCCAGCAGCCCAT